TCTTATAAGGATCTTTTTCCTCAATTATCTGTACACTAGATTCTATTAGTTTCATATTAATCTAAAATTTCTATGGATATTATTTTTACTTGACTCATGTATATATGCCCTTCGTGTTCTTGTAATCCTTGCTGAACCATATAATACTTATCGTCTATCTTTACTATCTCAGACCATCCGTCATCTGCATTACCTATATGCGTAGATCTACTATACATTTCCGCAGATTTATCAAATGGGATGGTATTGCCTATTATTTCGTATTCTATATTCATATCACTAATAACGTAAGTATTAAGAATAATTACATAATTTTAACAAAAATTATAATTTTTTTAGAAATAAAAAATTAATAGAAGATGCCCGTGTGTGGACTACCAACAAACAAATCCCCCACCACTGTTAGAAATCGGGAAGTCCCCGGTAGGTCTGTTATGTTTACTTATGAAAATGCAACGGAATGCAAATCAACCACTACAGTCAATCATTGGATTATTAACTAAATCTACTTATTATGTTATCTGATTGTTTGTTTACTCCATCTGATACAGATGAAGATTATGCTGATGCATGGTTCAATTGGGATTAATATAAGGGCTGTAATAGCCCTTATTTGTTTGATTATTAACTAAAACTTTATAAATATGCTTAACAAAATCAAATTGTATATAGGCTATTGGATTATTATGTTGTCTTTCTATCCTTACAGGAAGGTATTCGTGTGGGATTGGCTTACTCTTAAAGAGTCATTCAAAGTAATATCACATCCTGAGGATTATGACAGTACTACTGTTGCATCAAATTATACGTTATTTGCGTATACAAATATTGAGTTACGTAGGAAAGTAGAACTATTTAAACTCATTAAGTCATGAGTAAGAAGAGTAAAATGAAAGAAAGAGAGGAAGCTTCTTATATAGCTCCTTGTGAAGATGTAGTTGTTGAATTACCTTTTATGGTAAAGAGAGTAATGCGCGGGCGTCGTCCAAGTAATGAACTGTGTAAACAGTGCATGAGATACGAGTACTGTAATGAGTATCATTTTATGATAGGTGAAAACTACAAACCAGCTTGTGTAAATGTACGTGAAGACAGCACATGTATTATTGACGAAGACAATTTATAAACAATTATGAATAATTATTATGATGACAGTGATGTAACCGCAAGATACGGTTATAAAGTAGCAGAAGACCCAACTGTTGTATCAGAAGGAGTATGCGTAATTAATGACGTAATTTACGGAGATGCTGAGGAAATACAGCAATTTCGTGAACCAATGGTGGAAGTATTACCTCTATGGTACAGAGATTTCTGGTTACATGATGACTATATGGATATTATTTGTATTGAGCTTGCCACTAATAGACTATGTTGTCTTGCTGGTTGGAATAAAAGTAAGATACCTATGATTGAAGCAGCAATACGTGGAACATACAACATAAAAGTTGCACAAAGTGAGGTGCATAAAGTTGGAAACGTATGTTATACGTAGTATTCAGTACTCAGTATTGCCACAAAGGCTGCGCACAGGAAGCAAATCAGCCACAGCTGCCAATCATTGGGAGAAGTGAAAGAGGAACTCATGTAGTGTTTTCATCGACGTAAGAACTTAATGAAAGAACCAAGCCGAGGTCTAAGACCGTTAAAAAATAAGGCTTCGGATTAAGCAGTTGTTTATATGTAAACACACGCACCAAATCTTCCACTTCTCCCATTTTCAATGTATTACCTCATCAAGTAATATATAGCTATAATTTACAAATCACCAAAAACCTAAGCACTGTACAGGTTAAGTGCATCATGTCATGGCACGTTATAAATTAATCGAACCGTTAATCAAAACAGTTGAAGCAGGCAAGCAAAATGCAGGCACTAAATATGTAGTTGCTAAGCTTCAGAATGTAATGTGTATTTGGGAAGAACCGCAAACATTTACTTGTTTCATTCAACCCATTGTAAACATGCTTACTCCATTATTATCAATCCAACATGGAGGAGCAGCACAAACAGACCAACCAATTCCTGAAGAATTACAGTATGTAACAGGATGTTGGATTGACTGGTGTCCGCCACAGAAGTTCTACAAACAACATCTGTCAGACCATCCAGCAAGACCTGCAACAGCAACTCGACCAGCTACTGAAGCAATCAAAGCTGGTTCACTTGTATCGAAAGGTGGAAAACCCATTCTTTACACCACATTACGTATATTCTGTCAATATTACATTGACGAATTCGGAGAAAAACAATGGATACGTGGAGGTTCTCCTGAAGAAGTAGGACAAAGAGCATTCAGTGCTTATTGTATACCAGCTGAAGAAGATAAAGCTCCTCAGCTTATGCCAACTACTCCAGAACCTGAAATAGTTGGAGGAAAAGTAGTACAACCAGCTCCAGCTCCTACAGCACAAGGTCAACAACCAACCTTCACACAAGCACCACAAGGAGGTCAACCATTACCTTATTAACACAGAGACGACAACGTGTTACCGCTAACAGACCGGGAATAAGAATAGTCTGTTACTTTAAAAAACTCAATAACTTCCCAAGACATTGAGGGCACCAGTTTCTTATAATAGTATAGTTGGCAGACGTAAGGGCGTACTCAGCTGCCGTGTGAAGCAGTGAATTCTGTGGACTGATAGAGAACGTGTAATATTCAGGCTATGCGTTACGTAGTTATAAGTTTTAGGTGTAAAATGCACAAATTATTCGCAAAGTAATTATTCTATGAAATGCAAATCATCTTCATATGTTGTGAAACATAGCTTAACCACGTCAAAGTATAATAATATAAGTTAGGTATGCCCTTATAAAGACTTAGGTAACGCTAAGGACTATATTATTATACTTTCTTCTTTAATGCTACCGTAGACAGTGACAAGTCTGTTTAAGTAACTATCAGTTATATAAAATGCAGAGTCAAAGAAGCTATTACAGTTTATTATGCACAAATAGATTATAATAGTAAAACCACGTGGTAAGGGCACAGTTAGGTTCGCTGTGAGTGCGCCCTTTGTAGCAACTAACCAAAGCAAGTATAGATGGGAATAAGCTATTACCTCGATAGGCTTAATGAGGTGCTTGACAGTCTGACACTAACTGAACAACAAGTGTCAATACTTTAGCATTCTGACTATTATATCAACACAATGATATATGAAAACTCGTGTATGATGTATATCTCCCTAATTGGGGCGTTACGACGTTCTAGAAATGTAGTATGAAGGCGCAGAGGCGTTAGAACTAAAGTATTTATAGAGTAAGAGAAAATGAGGTCTTAATCAGACAGCTCTTAGCATAGCTTATAGTGGTGTTTTCCATAGCTATATTAATGCGCTTACTCTATTTCTACACTGTGTGAATCAGTGTCAACTTTGTGGGGCTTATATCTTAGGAGCGCATATAAATAAACCTATATCTCAATAGAAGGAATAATAGTTGCAAATAGTATTCTGGAAATTCTTTTATAGTTATGTTTATACCTAAGTATTAGTGCAGAGAAATCAAAGACATGTACCGTATAGGAAGAAAAAGCTAGTGTACAAAGTAAAATCCAGGGACGTGGCTGTCCTATAACATTTTTCAGTAAGCCAGAGAGTATGTTCAAAGGATAATCATACTCTCCTCTTTAAGGCGAGAATCCTTGACAAGCATGTGGGGCTTATATCTAACAATATTGACTATTATTCATCTAGTGACGAAGCTATTCGACAACTTAAAGCAAATATCACAGAATAAAAAGTTATTAATTATGTATTTGAAAGTTGCAATACATAATATTAGTTAGTATTAGTGCAGACTTAAAAATCATGCAGTATAACAAACTTCTACAAACTAACACAATAGTAAAACTTCTGAATCATGTTATACTTATTAGTCCTAAGCGTAGGATAGTCCTCAACTTATTATGTTCCGTTAGCTTAATATGGATTTGTGGAATACTAAGAGTAGTATTGCTAGTATGTTTATATGTGAATATAGGTATACTAGTTGCACTCATAAGGCAGCCTTCACGTGGCGAGTGTGTTAAGTAATAGGTTAAATAAATCTTCCAGTTTGTACCTATGAAAACTAATGCCTTACTTTTTATTAACAATTTAATCAATAAATTATGGTAGAAGCAATAGCAACATTAATTACTGTACTTTGTGGTATATTAGCAATAATAATAGCAGCTTGTACTATGCAAGCACCATACTCAAAAACAGTAAACAACGTACTTAGAACATTATTTATAATAAGTACTATTAGTGGAGGAATAACAACTATTTCAATAATAATAAGATTATTAATGATTTATTAACAACAATGCTCAGATGGCGAAATTGGTAGACGCTTCAGACTTAAACTCTGATGATTATTACAATCGTGCGGGTTCGATTCCCGCTCTGAGTACATTCATTAACTTAAAAACAATAATTATGAGAGCAAAGAAATCAATTCGAGCATGGGTAGCTAGAGATAGTAGTGGTAGACTATTTCTATATAGAAACAAACCAAGAAAGAGTACTGATGAATGGTTAAGTACTTCAGTTCATGTATGCGGTATACCATCAGATGCATTTCCTAGTATAAAATGGGAAGATAATGAACCTACTAGAGTATGTATTAGAATAGCATAGTATGACAATCAGAAGAAGTTATTCAAATAGTATACTCACAAGCACTAGTGAGTTTTTAATTATACTAATTATAATATTAATAGCAGCAGTATCAATAAGCAAATATTGCACAGACTATAATTATTATAATTATGTAGAACTTAAAGCACAGTATAAAAACTATATTGTAACTAATAAGTATATACGAAACTCAGATACATATGTGTTAGAACTCATGAACCCTTTCAGTAAAAAGACTGAAGAGGTATACATTAAAGATTATCTATATTATAATACTTACTTTGTAGGAGATACTATAAAATGAAGAAAGTTAGAGCACACTATAAAGGTAAATATTATTATTTAGGTAGAGCTAAGAACTTAGAAGAAGAACTCAATCTAAAAGAGATTTTCTAAGACAAATAGTTAATATACCTAAAGAAGATATAGAATTATTTCGTAGAAACTTTATAATTAAAAACAAAACCGTAAAATTTATTAGAAATGTTTGAACAAGTAACAGATTACAAAAGTGCTTGTAAAGTATTAGGTATTAAACCTATTGACAAGCGTAGGAAACTAGAGGAGCATGTACTACTGTATATACAGCTATGTACTATTACTCAAGCAATTAATTTCATTGCTAATAATAATAAACCATGGATACCAAAGTACAAACAAAATGAATGTATTAGCACATGGTATAATTGGTGGTACATTAAATGGGAAAGGATTGTAGATGGTTCTGTTGCGGGTTTCTTCGGTCTGGCTTCTGGTGATGGCATTAATGGTACTTACAGTTATACAGATGCTCATCTACGATTTATTAGTAGAGATGCCGCAGAATATGCAGCTAAAACATTTAAACCATTGTATATGAAACATATATTTGGTATAGATTAAGTTCTCATATTTATTAACTATTAAAACATTTATCAAGAAATGGAAAATGAATTACAAGATTCTTCAAGAGGAAGAGGCTCAGCAGTAGCCTGGAGTTTAGCAACAATCCTAATTCTATTAGGAATGTTAGTTGCTAGCGCACTAACTTTTATCTGTCATGATAAAGTTAGCAATCTCATCAATCCTGAAAAGGATAATGTAGAACAAGTTTGTGTTGACACAATTTATACTGAAACTGTACCTACAATACAGGAAGTTCTTCAGTTTCGAGAAGATACAAAACGTTACATGCACATAGACAGTGTATTTCTTACAATGCCAGACGTTGTTTTAATAGATATATTAAGGCAACATGGAACTTCATTGTCTAATAGTGACATCGTAACTATATATGAATCGAACAGAAGTACTTATAACAAAGTAATGAGTGGAGCCAGAAGTCAACACTATAAAGACTCATTAGATAAATTGTCTAACACTTATGACAATACTAAAGATACTACTTTCGTAAAGAGAGAATAAAGTAATAAACCTCTTATTTTTAAGTTAAAAGTATACTTAGTCTGCGAAGATAGAGTATACGTCTTCAGAAAATGACAAACCTGTGGGGCGTAAGTAAACGCATATCGTATATTATTCCCTTGAATACGGCAATAGCGGGTAATATCCGAGATACTCGTATTTGTGTTTATAATCGTGCAGACGTTAAAATCAGGTACTCCAATAAGGAAAGTTTGACAGCAATCCTGCTTATGAGTTAAAACTATAGAGAGAGTCATAGAAACAAAGTGTTGTTATCTTATTATTAACAAATGTGATTAGAATAGATACTATTTATTCTAAGAAAGAACGAACATAAGCTATGTTTTTAATTTCTAGTTGATACTAACTTAAAACAAAATCCAGAGTATCCTGGTCGTCGTCAATAATATTAACAATTTAAAACATTAAGTAATATGAAAAAGAAATTAACAAAGGAGGGAACTAATGCCTCGTATTAAAGTAGAAGAAGGTCGTAAACTCACTGAAATAAAATTCGGTACAGACCACTATCTTGCAAACTTACTTGCGTGTACTAAGATATTAGGTATACCTTTAAGTAAAGCAAGAACTTTATGTAAATCTCATCCAGATATGAATATTAAGGTAGATCCACCACTACCTATTATCAGTAAATTACCTACTGATGCTATTCATGCTGAATTAGATGAATATACAATAACAGTTAAAATAACTATTAATTAACTATCAAAGTAAAATGAAAGCAATTATTATTACCTTCCATGGAGAAGCTCCTGAGAAGAATTATGATGAAATTATCAGAAAAATGGCAGAATTAGTTTTTAACAATACTAGTACAAAGATTGAAGATATATCTGCTGCTATATTAGACGATAAAGAAGTATCTGAAGCTTTACTACAAAAAATAGTAATGACTCCTACGACAAATACTGATAAAGCTTCTCTAACACCCAATGTAAAAATTGTAAGTGAACTTTGTAGTAATATCATTAATGAAATTGGCACACCATCATTAATGAATGAAGAAGTATTTCGTAAGGATTTATTAAAATATCTTCTTAATGAAGAAGATAAAATTACAACTAAAGCATTACGTATCATTATCAATACTCCAGAAAATACAAACAGTAAAGTAAAGCTAATATTACATGATTACGGTTTGTCAAAACTTCCAGAAATACTAAGAGAACTTAATTCTATTCTTAAACTATACTAATATGGCAAGAACAGAAAAAGATTACGAAAGGCAACAAAAAGACTTCAAAAAGAAGCCTAAGCATAAGAAAATGGAGCCTTACAATCGTAAAAAGTCATGGAAATAGGAGAAGTGATTAAAAAAGAATGGTTAAATACTTTTGAAAACATAGCATATAAACGCTATAATGAGTTAATGACCATATCTAATGAATGTCCTACATTTGATAATAAAATCAACTGTAGTGAATGTACTCATGAGTGTAAACTCAGAATGCAACCTGAACAGTCCAAGGAGGATATTCCGCCAGAGTATCCGCCCGCTGTTATATATTACTAATTTAAATTGTTAGTATGGTGGATTTCAGTCAACCTAGAACTATTTATAACCAAAACCCTAATGGAAGTTTAGTAGTGCTAAACTGCTATTCAAGAGTACAATGGACTATACAACGGTCAACCAAGCATAATGCTTAGGTCAGAAGAAGGATATGGGTTACTTGCGAATAAGATATACGAATAAGCAAGATAGTTCTTTTTTAATCTTAAAATTATCAAAAATGAGTAAGACTAAAAGAATAAAAGTCCTAGAGGAATTTATTAGACTAGAGAAACTAGAGAAGAATTCTAGACAGGACTACATAGAAGTATGTGAAGAAGCTGCTAATAAACTCAAAAATGAGTTGAAAGCAGAAGAAAAACGTGTTAGTAGATATCTTATATTGATATCACAGAATACTAACAAGCGTAAAGAATCATACGGTAATCGTAAGCTTATAAAAGCAGGTGAGAGAGAAAGTTATCGCCAACGCAAAATTAGGCTGAACAAAGAACGTAGAGAATCTTTACACAATGGGTAGGTCAACCAATCCCTTAGTTAAAATAAATACTACAGAGAATATCCAAGAAAGAATTAGAGCTGTAGCTTACTTTGGGAAGCTCACAACTGAAGCAGCAATGTATTGGTGTGAGAAACAGAAATATAGACCTATAGAAATCTATCCTACAAATATCACTGTAGCAGTATATGAAGCTAGAGAAAGATATTTTAAAAAATGTAATTTCATAGAAATTATTTCGTGATTAATAACTATAGTATCAAACATCTAAAATTTTTATCAAAATGGCAGAAGTAAACAAATTGAACATCTTTGATGTAAACAACGAGAGTGATGACATTCAAGAGTCTATCTCTAATGCAAACAAAGTAACCGATGACGTAGTAAAGAAAGCGGCTGAAAAGATTGCCGAGCGCCGTAAGGAAAAACTTACGAACGAACTCATCGACGTGGTTCAAAAGTGTGAATACACTGAGAAGTCCGCAGCATTGCAGTTACGCCGTAGTAACCGCGTGAACCAGAGAATGAAGACCTATATGAAGGACTTGCACAATCTCGCAGAAGAAGTGAAGAGTGGTAAGAAGCCAGTTACGGCCTGGAATGATGAAGCTCCAGCACTGAAGAAGCAGTTTGACAAGGACCTCATTGAAATTGACAAAGATATTGACAAGTCTCAAAACGAACTTGACGAAATCTTCCCCAATTCCTGGTCTTATCGCTGGAATAGTTTGATTCCCCGCCGTAACGGTTAATCAGGCTAAAAAACTAAAATAAAAGAGATTCCAAACTTGAGTATCTTTGTATCTAAACAAGTTTAGTGTTTATGGAGGAATATCTATAGCGCCCTACGGGCCGAAAGTATATTGGACGACACAAAGACCTGAATTAACAGGTCATACTACGTATCTTTGTATCATTAGTGTGGAATTATTGTGTACTACTGATCATATGTCTGAGATCGCGACAATAAGATTGTCCCGTATTAGTAATAGTACTGAACTGCTTTAGTCGAGATATCAAATCAGACTGAATAATGTGTATCTTGTATCATATATGTTTCGTCATATATCATTATTCGAGTATCATCAAGATCAGTAATAAAGAGAACTAACCATTCTCAAGACCATAGGGTATATAGCTTTGGTCGGCTATATACCCACTAATAAGATTAATTATAAAAATAGCAGGAGTATTGTATAACATAACGAAGGCCTACCTGTAGAGAGTGCTGTGAACAGTGTTAAATAATAAAGCTGGAAGGATGGCTTAATTCTGCACGTGAGTTATACTTTAATTAATCTTATAAACTCATTGACTGTTAGGTCTATTGAATCGTCGTTTGGACGGGGCTATCGTATGCCCCTAGCTCCACTACGTGTTTGGCAATAATATTGCAGAGATTAATTGTCTCCTCATGAGACATAGTATTCTTCATGTAGTTTATTGCTGTAGAGATAAATTGTACATTACCTATTGTATATCCCTTAGAAGAGTCTATTCTGTCTAAAGAGGCTGTATAAATAGGATCATTATGATTAGCTTTATATTCTGCTAAACATAATTGTATACCGGTATAAGGGCAAATACCTTTTTGTTCTTCCCATAATTGTTTTAGGTATTCTAAAGTAAGATTAAAATCTTTAAATCTTCTTTTAGCATTTCTAAAATAATATCTAAATGGAGTGTACTGGTCTCTTCTGTTATAAGGTTTTAAAGAAGAAGGATTACCTTTTTGTTTATCATTCTTATTACACATTTTACCACTACAAGCACGTGAGCAATAATTTGCTCTACCTAATTTAATATTTCTGTTATATTCAGAAAGAGGTTTCTCAAACTCTTTTCCACAACAATCACATTTAACAGTGATTAGCTTTCTATTTTGTTTATATTTAAGCATATTAGAATATTTTATACTTCTATTAACGTATAAAAGTGTGGAGGAGTTCTGTTTATAGTAACTGAATTACAAGGGGCTAAACGGTTTTGACAGCGACACAGGGGAAATAGAATAGGTCAATAAGCAGATAACTGGCAATACAAGTTATGTAACAGATTACACTCGCTTAGTAGCGTAAGTAATCTAACGGCTAAGCTAATGTCGTAAAAAGCTGGAGTAAGTAAGCTTTGCATGGTAGTGAAGCCTTAGATATTACTAAGAGATAAGGTGTTCGAGTCACCTACTTACTACAAATTAAATTAAGTTTAATCAATAAATATTAATTTGAAATGGGATTAATAAAATTTATCAGAGAAAAACTTCCTGAACCTCTAGACAAGGCTAGTAAGGAATTAAGAATGAAAGAGAAATTGGTACAACGTATCAACTCTGTAGTACCGCAGTGTTACAAGAATAAGTATCACTATAAAGAAGGAATTTCTAAAGTAAGAAATATATTCTTCTTTTGGGAAACAAGAGGCACTGAAATTATTCATCTTATAGATGCAAGTAATTTAACTCCTGAAGACGAGACAAAATTTCGAGAACTTGAAAAAAAAGCAAGAAACTATCAACAACAATGCGTATAAGATACTTTGCATGGTTTGACTCTAAAGCCGAACGTACTGAATTTATCAGTATTCTTAATCAATCTCGCTCAGAATCTGAAGCGATAAGTAAACTCTTAGATAAATATCCAGACCTAAGTATGTCTGCAATATCAGGAGTAGTAAATAACTTTCAAAAAGAAATAAACAAAAAGTCATGAAACTAAACCATCCTGGAATCTACCGTATTATTGGAGAAAACTATGAATTGTTAGCCAATATAGTAGGAGAAGTACCATGTTTAAGAATTACTTCTGCATTACTTATGAATGACCTTGTTCAAAGAGGTAAGTTTACAATATTATCTGAGGACTCAATTGAAATACAAAATGTATGTAATAATCCAGATGCATTCTTGTTCTTCGAGCACGAATACTCAGAAGTATGCCCATTACCACCTTATAGACAATCTATTCGTGGTACAAAAATGCCAGATATCAGTAATGATATGATGAAAGCATTTACAGAGCGCTATGTAAGCGACATGTCTATAAATGGCAGAGGAATTGAAGCTACAAAAGCTTATATTCTAAGTGTAACAGACTGGAGCCTAGCGCAAATAAACGTATTATTACTTAGAATAGCTAATAGTGTACGTCGCAATGGTCGTAAATAGTATTACTGTTTATACTTATCTGAATAAATGTCCAATAAGATATAATCAGATAAATTGGAGACCATCCTGGTATGTATTTTTAAGAATACAAAACAAGGAAATAAGAGAAACAGAATTCCACAAATTCTTCAAAAAACAAACATTGTCTAAAGTACTAGCATGGTATGATACCCAAATACTACAGCAAATAGGCATAGCTTCTAAAACTACTCTTGAAGTAAGAATAAGAATAGTCTGTGGTATGGTAAACAAATTACCTATTGAAGTACTTACTCGTGATTTGAAGATTGAGTTCATGGAATGTATATGGGATACTTTCCGTAAGTTCTATGATGAATGGAATGAGTGGTATTGCAGATATATATTGCAATTACCTTTCTAGGGTTATAGTCATTGGGTTGACTATAACCCACACTAAAGCCCGTAATTATGACAGATGAAGAAAGACAACAGCTTTTCGATCTGATCAAACAGGCGAAAGAAGGCAAACAAAGTGCCTTCACAAAGCTTTATGAAAAGTATAATCGAATTATATACAGTACTATATATCGTATTGTAAATAATAGAGATGCAGCAGATGATTTATTATCTGTTACTTTTACTAAAGCTTTTTCTAAGCTAGATAGTTATATTAACAACATTTCATTTGAGATGTGGTTAAAAACAATAGCTATAAATAGTAGTATTGATTATATTAGACGTACTAAAAAGGAGAATGCAAACTATTGGCTGGATGATGACACTAGTACTGTTCAATTGAGAAGTTCGGCCGACTACTCGCCTGAAGATAACTATATCTTCAATGAAACAGATGCTAGATTAACAAATGCCTTCAATAGACTTCGATATAAGTACCGATATATACTCGAACTACGTACTGTTCAGAATATGTCTTACAAACAGATTTCTGAACAATTAGGTCTCTCAGAGAGCCAAGTAAAATCTCAGCTTAATAAAGCTAGAGAGAAATTAAAACAATTGTTAAACTAAAAATTTACAAACATGTCAGCAATTTGGATTATTGTGCTACTATTAGTAGCATTCGTCTTTGCGAGAGGATTTCGCAGTGACAAGATGTGGTGGATTTATATCTCCTGCATCGTAGCTGGCTTGTTAGTAGGTATGTTGAGTAAGGAAGTAATCGTGCGTTCAGGGATGAACAAACAAGATACTTCCATTACTCAGCTAATCAACACCGTTGATGACTATAGTTCTGCATGCACACAAAGCTTAGTGTGTACAGTGACAGAAGGTACTACCAATTGCCTATCTGGGGTTGTGAGTAACATGTCAGAACTTAAAGTAAAGTTATCAGACGCATTGATTAGTAATATCTATACTAACGGGCGTGACTCACCAGCAATAGAGGATGATAGTTGACCTCTTTAAATATTCTATCGACTGAAAGTAAAAAATTATTATTAACCACCAAAAAATTTATCAAGAATTATGGCACAAAAAGAAATGTCTAAGGCTGAAAGAAAGGCAGCATTGAAAGCAGCTAAAGCAGCTGCAAAAGCAGAAGCAAAAGAAAATAACAAGAATACTCAGCAGACAGCTGAGAAAGTTGAAACAAAGGAGAACAAGAAAGAGGAAAAGAAGCCTCAAGTAGCTGCACAGACAGTAACCAACAAAGACCAGAAAGGAGAGACGAAAGAACAGAAGGAACAGAAGAAAGAGCAGAAGTCCGGCACCCAAAAGCAGAAGAAAGACAAAACTCCTACTATCATTCCTGAAGAAGTTACAGAAGACAAACCAAAAGTATCTCCTGAAGAAAAGGCTCTCAAGCGCGCAACATCGCTTGTAAGTGGAATAACTGGTGCAGGTATTCCTGTAGGTTCAACAGCTTCATCAGTAGACGGAAAGGCCATGTTAGCATTTGTAATGCAACAGCGTTACGCTAACAACGAAGAACTTGCCAAGCGCTATCCTGAAGTATACGCAGATATCAATCGTACGATTGATGTAGTGAGTCTGCTTGCCCTTGTCGATATTCGCCAAGACTTATTCAACCGTGGCGAACGTGGTGAATTGCAACTGATGATTGATGCAAATCAACTCATGCCGTTGCAAGGTATGGCTGAAATGCTAGGTATTAAACTAGCTCCAGCTAAAGCATTACCAGGTAGTGATGATGGTCAACTGGCTATTGACTTTAACAAGTCAGAGATTCCAGAAGAACTAGCAAAAGATGCTGGTAAGACTGTTACTAAAGTACCGGAGCTTGATCCAAACAAGATCACAACAGATGAGGAAATTGACGAAGCGTTAACTTACCTCATCAACAAAGAGAGAAATGTAGCAACAAACATTGTTAACACCGTAGAATGGTATCGTACTTTACGCGGCCTTAAGGAAACTAACGCTGACAAGAAGTTAGCATTAGATGAGATGACAGTAGGTGATTGGATGAATGAAATATTCAGCCGTATCAACCCTGTTAGTTTACTTAAGGGATTAGGAAGCTCAGTATATGTGTATACTTCACAGACTGGCTCTCCGTGTATGGCACACTCAGTACTTCACAACCATTTGACGAAAGCTGGATGGAGTGAAGAACAAGTTGCAGAAACTGTACGCGCTCTTATCAACGAGAATTTCCGTCTGAAGCAGAAGGATAATAAAGAACTCACGCCAGAGTCAGATAAGGCTATTTCAGCCATTATCTCGAACTTAGGCGAGGAGTATATTGATAAGTTGTTTGCAGATTGGGGAATCAATCTCGAAGGAGTAGAAGAATCTAAGAAGAACCAGCTTGAGAATGATCGAAAGATTGCTCGAATGGTATTAGGTTCTATTAAGACTAACTTCTTCAGTAAAGATGAAAGCCCGACACCTGATGAACTTCGTCTGAAAGTTGGTCAGATTATCAATCTGTATCGTGACCCAGCTTCTCGTCTTGCTGCGTACTGCCAGTCATCAATAACTTCTCCAGTAGAGAAGGAATACCCAGAAAAGAAGGAAGAAAAACCCGCCGATGAAAAAAAAAATTAAGCATGTGGCGTAAGTTTTTACAATTCATAGGGTATAAAGACTAACCATTCTCTAAAATAGCATAATCAATATGAATTTTAGATTTATTACGGCTGTCGGCATGTTCATCGCCAGTTGCATAATTGGCTTTGGACTGCGACAGACAGTCACAGTAGTACAGGCAGCACCTGTAATTCCTTCACCTATAGAAATGCCAAAATTTCCTATAGTTAATAGTGAAGAGAGTAAGTCTGTCGATAAGATAGATGTCGAAGTAGACCTATCTACATTAGAAGTATCCGTGAAAGGAACAACAGACGCAATTGTGAATGTAAAGACTATTGGTGAACCAAAACCAATAGTTAAGTGGAGAACTAAAACAATAGAAAAAGAAGTAGCTTCTGGATATCCCTACATTAAATCTGTAGGTACTATGCCAGACAGTATTAAAGCTATTTCTCCATTATCTAAAGTAAAATCATATGGTAAGTAATCTAGTTATACTAAAACAAATGATACGATTATCTCGTATCATTAAAGATATGAAAGAAGCAAGGTGTAAACTTAGTTCTATCTTATCTCAATCCTCTTACTTTATAGTAGAAGGAGACCAGTCTGATATTATTAATAATCAGACTAAAGATAGTATAGCTAATTGCTTATATACCGAAAAGTACTTACGTTTGTCTGTAAGTAATGCTTGTAAATGTTTGGATGGATTTAACGCAAGTATCATGGAACCAGTTGATTATATCAGTAGTAGTGATGTAAAAAACAAATTCGTAGATATTTGTAAAGGTAAGAAGATTGTTGCAACAATCTGCCTGAGTACAGGTAAAATTACTATGTTAGAACCAGAACAGAATGAAAAAAAAATAGCTGAAGAGAAAAGCTCAGTGGAAAATAGTTGATGACAATAACCACTTAAAAAACCTATAATTATGTCATAGTTCGAGAGGAGTAAAACTATAGCGTAAATCACTCCAGGGAAGTCATGCGGAAAGATATAAAAGAATATCAGTCGCGCCCGTTAGGGAGCTGTAGTCATTTCTACTGGCCCGAAAAAGTACAGAATCCGAGAATATGTTAGCTGCTAAAACAGTGAGATCACTCAAAAGGTAGGATATTAGGCTAAAACGTCTGAAAAACGGATAGCAGGGGATCAGAGTGCTTAATCCTCATTAGGTATTGAGAACCGTATTGGTGAATACTAAAGACTCTTAATTACTGCAAACAGTACCGCTAATGCAGAGTTATAAATTAAAGCAAGGGGAACGAAATCCTCTATAGTTACTCGTTTTAGGTTATCAAAATCAGAATCAAATAGGAGTATAAACACGACGCTGAAACAGGAGCAATACGGTTCCTGACTTATTCCTTTGGAAAGAATAAGTGAAGCCGAGAGGCAAGGTTAGTTTCACCTAAAGAAGCAGCCAGCTCATGGAAAAAAAGAGATAGCATATAACGCGATCACCGGTCTCCAAAATCGGTCAACAAAAGTGCAACTATGCACCCAGAAAGGAAAAATAGCATCGCTAACTATAGTGTTCAGTACACATCAACTGTGATGCAATATGCAATTGTGGA